CAGACTCTTTTTCTTTGGTGCCAAGCACCGATGCCTGAAGCTGGAATAACAAGACATTGGACTTGGAAACCCTCTTTCTCCAAGTCATCTTGCACTTGTCTGAGTACCATGCCGTCTTGGATGCTAACAAGTCCGTCAACATTTTCTCCAATAAACCATTCTGGTTTTGTTTCGGCAACGACTCTAAGAGTTTCATCCCAGAGATATCTGTCGTCATCTTTGCCTTTTCTTTTTCCAGCTTGACTGAATGGTTGGCATGGGAATCCTCCACTGATAATGGTAACTCCATCTGTTTCATAATCTTCTCCTTTCACTGTTCTAATATCAGATATGATTGGTGTGTTACTCCAATGTTTACGTAATACTTTCTGACAGAATGGGTCTTTCTCTACAAAGGCTACAGTTGGTATGCCGTTAGCCTCTGCACCAAGAGAGAACCCACCGATGCCAGAAAATAAATCTAGTAGTTTGTGTTTCATGTTACCTCCTTATGGTATTACTCCAAGTTTTCTTAATATATTAACCTCACTGTCAGAGACTGGTTGTATGCAATGAACTTTACAATTTACACCATCTAAAACTATGTATGTATCTTCATCAAACTCACTGGGTTCTGCTCCACCAAAGTAGTTTGCTATCAGTTCAATGTCTTGATAGTCTTGAGCATTTTGAACTACTTCAAACTCTTCATACTCATTCTCTCCCTCTATTAACTTAAAGGTTATTAAATGCATTGTCATATCTTCACCTCCTCATGACCCTCACCACTATCTGGACAGTAGTATAATGTTTCATCTACTACTTCAGCATCGTGTTGTTCTAAGTCCCAATCGATAGCACCATCTCTCATTTGTTGTAAGTATTCTTGAGCCTCTGCATCAGAGTGAGCCTCAAAATATCTTTCACTTATTACTGTCTCATTTACAACGTAACGATACATTCTAAGTGGTGCCTTTTCTTTGAGAGCATCTCGTTCTTCAACACATTTCTTCAATCGCATTTGGAGATTGTGTATCTCTTGTTGCTTTTGGTTTAGTTGTTCAATTGTAAAGTTTGTAGCTTTTGCCATACTATTCTCCTTTTATAAAATAATTTTCACTATGACATCGAGGACAGAAGACATGATTCTCTCCAGTCTCAACGTCAAAAATATATTTATCATTCTCTGCCCAATCTGTTCCCTCATAAGAACAGTCTAGACATTCTGATAGATGTTCATTACAAACATCAACGATTACCCAATCACTCATACTGCCTCCTTTCTAAACTGATGAAGTTTAACATTTAGCTTGTCGTAGTAGAGTATATCGTGACCACTGACAGACCAGTTGGTCATATCAAATACATCGGACTTGTTCTTGTCTAGTGATGTAATAGTCACAACGGATGTAGGGTCAGAGTCGAATTGTAAACTCCAACTGACCCACTTAGAATTATCATTTCTTGGTATACCCAACATACGAACTAAGTTCTCGTATGGTTCTTTTAGTTTACCCAAGTAACTAGAACCCATTGATATGATATGCATATCGTTGTGGGTTACAACATTTAGTTTATCCCATTTTCTAATTGGCATAGTACCTCCTTATATTAATCCAAATAGTAGTGAATATAATGCCCAAAATATTAGGACAGTTGTGGATGTCCACCAAATAAGTATTTTAATAAACTCCATTATTTAAACTCCTGGTTTTTAAATATATTACCTTTTCGTAGATAGATTTTATACTGACTATCGATGACGGCTAGTGTACGTTCGTACAACTCTTTGTCGTCCATTCTAGGGTGACTAATTATTATTTTAGGTTTTCTCATCTTACGTCCCCCAATGTCCATGTTTCATGGCTTGATAGTCTAGATATTCTCTAACCATCTCTTCAACTTCTTCCTCAGTAACGAGGGATAGTCTTCTGTCTTTAAGAACATTATGCATGATCTCACTTAGACATTCACCATCAGCTTTAGGAATGGCTTCGCCTATCTCGTTCAGTTCTTGTTCTCTGAACATATCTTTTTGTGCTTGTGACATATTGTCGTCTCCTTTTCGGTGTGGGTTATACCACCTAACTATCACCGAGTTATAGTTAGGCTAGTGGGATAGTGTAACAAAGGAAATTAAAAAATCACTACCCCACTAGACTAACTATAATATAATTAATCTAGCGAAAGTCAATCAGTCTTTCAGTTGGTCGATGTTCGAGTTGATAGATGAACAGTACCCCTCAATGTTTTTCACTTCGGAATCTATACCATCACAAGTTACATAGACATCATGAATCTCATCTCTGATCTCTGTCTGACCATCGTTGACCTTAGAGTACAGTTCATTTACTCTGTCATCAATGTCTTGTAACTTCATTTCTATTCGACCGATGGCATCAAATATATCTGATACTTTATCGCCTAATGTTTCTAGTTCCATTATGCTATCCTCCATATTCTAAGATTGTTATCTATTTTTCTAGCAGTCATCTTCATATTACGTGATTTGAACTGTTGATTATAGGTTGGTCTTGCAGTTACTGTATAAGGAACTACAAAAGATTGACCAATTTTCATCTTGTCTAGAAAGCTGTATTTATAACACGATTCCTTAGATGGTATTGGTATATGATCGTCAAATTTAATGTCCATTATGCTACCTCCTTTCCAAATAATTTCTTAGCATTCTCAAGATCAAACTTGTAGGTTTTACCATTGCTTTTCTTTTCCATTAGTATTGGATATCCTCTAGCTTTACGGTTGTATCCTAGAAGTATCCACTCTGGATGTTCCTTATCAAGGTCGAGTCCAAAGTATTCAGCATTTCTTTCAAGTTCTACTCTTTCCTCACTCTTAGCACCTTTGATAGTCACTTCAAGTTTAAATGTAGCTTTAGAGTCGTTGTAGCTACAGTTACCAACATTAAAGACATACTTGTTTAAGTCTCCACTTTGAGCCATCTTTATCTGTTGATGTGTATCGATAGCTTTTTCAAGTTCTCGTCTTATTTCTCTTAGTTCTTCTCGTTTAAAACCCATGATGTTTCTCCTTTATTTGTGGGTTAATATTAAACATTCTGACTACTCATAATGTTTTTTTTCTATTCCCCCAAATGTCATGAGGGTTATTAATACACTCATCCCACCACTGACAATAATGAAGTAACCACATAGTCTGTTGTTGTGTCTTTATTATTGTTTTGTCGTGCAACAAGTCATCGGCACTAAGATACGGTAACTTATTCTCAGTACAGAATTCTTTTAGTATTTTTGATAGGTTATCTATCTTAAATGATTCTAGTTCCATTAGTTCTCCTTTGTAATATCGGCTTGTATATAGTTAGTATTAACCAGGACGGCTCTTGCTTTGTGGACTGGGTTGCCATCCTTATCCACAAAGGTTGAATATTTGTAAGGGTTGTAGAACACTTTAGTCGTAGGGTTACCACCCATTTTGACATCTCTATCTTGCCAACTCCATAGCTTTAAGTTTGGACATTCACCAACTACAAAAGCATGGACATTCTTTCTACTCTCCTTGATAACCTTTAGTCTGCCCTTTTCTCTGACAACAAACTTAGGACGTTTAAGGAATATCGATTTACAATAACCGATAATCAAACCATAGTCATGTCGTTCTCTAGATTGAATAGACAAACAGTTCTTATGTAAGTTTCTATATACTGCTACTTGATGCATTAGTTATCTCCTTGTTAAAATGTTGTTGATTTTATTTGGTCTGCTCTATCTTTGGTTATACCAAGTCTTTCATTCCAAGCATTGACAATAGCATCAACATAGTCTGCCGATCCTACAAACTTGTCAAACTCTAGAGGGTCGTCCTTATTTTGTTTACCATATGGATAGTAACCAGATTCATTTTCATAAACTCTAGCTAGTCTCCATTGATCGTTAAATTCTCCGTTCACAGTTTCTGGAACTTTGATGTAACAGTAATTTTTATTAGTCATTAGTTGTCTCCTTTGTTAGTGTTTAGCATAAGCGACATTGTTAATATTAGTATCCCAACAAGCACGACAGTCGCCACATTCGTACTTGTCTTTATGACTAGCCTCACAGATGAAGCCCCTCATACCTAGACTATCCATAGATGTAAAGACAGTCGTGGTTAGTGGTGCATTTTCTAGTGGTGGTGCGTCATTCATTGGTGTTGAAAACCTAAGAGCAACATTACTAGGTAAAGACCTGGATTTTAATATAGTCTTCCAATCCTTGTACTCCTTAGTTGGTATCCAATGTTTACAATGTGGTGTTTGTTCACAGATATCTAGAATATTATTAGCCATATCTAGGTCTTGAATGTCACCACTATCAAACCATCTAAAGAACTTTTCTTTCTGTAATAGTTCAACCATTACAGTAATGAACTCTTTAGATTGCATGAACTCTAAGGTTAATGATTGCTTTGCTTTTACATTAGGCATATGATAGAAACCCTTTCTAGCATAGCAACCATTACATACACTACCCTTTACTTTGGATAGCTTCTCTCCATTTCTACATAACCAAGCCGATAGAGATATACTCTTGCATGGCATCTTAGAAGTTTTAGTTAGTATCTTTTTCTTATTCAACATCGTCATTGTCTCCCTATATTTGTTTAAGTTTATTTTTAAATTCTACACTATAACGATTAGCATAGTACTCTTCTAAACTTGTCTTAGATTTAGCCAAAGTGCCCAGTAGACTATAAAATTCTTCTGGACTTAAATCATCAACACTGCTTATTTCACTGTCGATAAAGACAAGATATCTCATAGAATCGTTAGACCCTGAGGTATAAATATCTTCATCTTCGTGAGTCTCTTTAATTATAACTCTATTAATTGAATTGAAAGTAAATGATGTACTTACCATTAGTTATCTCCTTTGTTAATACACTATCCTAGAGCAGCATCAGCATTGGGAAGGAAATCAAGACACCCTAGAATAGTGTATAAGTTATTATATTATATCTAGAAATAACCCAAAAACTTTGGAAAATTCCTCGATGATTCCAGACTAACCGAACTCTCGACCAATTGCAAGACCTTTTTTTGCCCATATTTAAATACATGTTATTGATATATAACGGTTTTTCAGCACAATGTGTTATATATATACCTGGTGTCTTATAAGTATATCGTAATGTGTTAACGTGTTAATGCGTTATAGTGATGCGTCTCTTCTGCGTATGATACTAAACATTCATTTATCTTAAATTTTATAATTGGCCATGAATCCCTAATTAGAACGGTTCTAAACAACCTTGGAAACCCACGGTGAGCAAGGGTTTCAAGAATAGGCTTGACTATTATTGGGATTAGTGTAAGCTAAAATTGTGGATTAGTCGCCACAAACCTAGTTTAGAATGGTTCTAAATTAGTAATATTAATGTTAACAAAGGAAAATAACATGACTAATAAAAAGCAAACTCTTAAAAAAGAGACTTTCAACGGTAATGAGGTCTATACTTTAGGGAATACTAAAGTTTTTCTGAATACCATTAACCATAATAACCTTGCTAAGGCGATGGAATTTCAAGAAAAGAAGTTCGACTTTGTCTCATGGTCTAAACTAAAAGAGAACGTAATTATCCATAGTTCGCTTTTAGGTAAAGGTATGACGTTCGCCAATTGGCAGAAGTTTTTCACCAAACTTGAGACGCCTAAAACTAATTCTATATATCAGTCCGTTATGCTTATGGGCAAAGCCTTGGCCAACGGTGAGGGAATTAGTAAGATTAACGACTCACCAAACAATGGGGTTGCTAGTAGTCCTACTGCTAACTTGGATACGTCAGAGATTGTTAACCAAGTTATCAGACAACTCAAGCAAGGTTTAGCTAAATAAATAATTAGCTTGACTTTTAAAAGAGTCTCCTCCTAGCAATGGGGGGAGGCTTTTTTGCTATGGGGATCAAGAAAATTACACCGTGCAGCAGCTTTTATATATTGTGTCTACCATAGACAAAATGAGCAGTTTTTTAAATATGGCCCCTTTGTTTAAAATCCAGGGTACCCATACTACTTTGTAAAAACTCCGATCATAAACTTCCCTTGCTCTAGGCCGGGTCTAACCATGTAGTGACTACCATTGGTCTGGCAGTGGAACTCCACGTTTGTGAATCCAGCTTTCTTACCCATAGCCTCAAACTCAACTGGGGTGTAATGCTTGTAGTGAAACTCATTCACTGGTGGTTGTTTATGTGGACGTACACATTCATTCGGCGATGATGCGATGAATATGTTTGACTTCTCTGCGGCGAGGTCGAATACATCTTGTGCTAGTTCTGGTGGTACGTGTTCTATAAATTCAAACGATACGACAGCATCATAGGCGGGTCTTAACGTACGTGGTTCCAGCTTGGTAATGTCGGTGACAATATAGTTCACCTTACCGACGTCACGACTGAATGCTTCTTCGAATACATCATGAGCCTCTGTAGATTTATCTATACAATCGATAGATGCGCAAAGTAAGTTATGCATAATCACAGAACCGTATCCGATACCACAACCGACATCCAGAATAGTTTCTGGTTTAAGTTCTTTTAGTTTCTTTACGGCAAAGTTATATCTCTCTAAATGATCTGCCCTAATATTGTTAGGGTCCATAATACGTTCAACCATTACACCTCTACTTTCATAGTGCATCCTTGTTTCCAAGAACGAGCTAGTGGTGTTACTTTTCTATTATATTTCTGACACCATTCAACCAGTGCTTTCCATTCTCCTTGTTCCCAATTAGGATATGGAGATATTGGAGATGTTAATAGATCATCAAATCGTAGAAGTGTTCCACTAACAATCTGATCATTTAATAATTCTAATACTGTTTGAGTAGACTTATATAAATCGCAATCAATATTAATAAACGATATATGTCTTTTGTGATCTTTCTTCCATATCGGTATGGTTTTATCAAACAATCCTTCGTGAAGTACAACATTCGGTACAACCTTTGGCAAACCATCAATGGCGAAGTGTCCTTCTTCCACAACTTTGTGACCCATAAACCATTTCTCAGGTAAACCTTTAAAACTATCAAACCCATGAAATGTAATTTTCTTGTTAAGGTTAGCTAAATAATTTATAGATTTACCTTCATACACTCCAAATTCTAGATAGTGTCCACCTTTGTGTTGTATGTTCTGCATACAGAAGTTATATTCCATCATGCGGTGATCTAAGAGTATCATGGGTTGGTATAAAAACTCTTCTGGTCTCATGTTTTGCATTGTAAACAAACACTTGCATAATGTCAATTACTTGTTTATATTGATTGTACCAGTAGAATCCACCTAGAAACGTCCTAGTATTCTAGGTTTTAAGCTACATTTGTCTCCTACAGCTTTGGAATCCTGGTATTTGATAAGGAGGGAGAGATAGTTGTGGGTTATTATCCTCCCTTCAAAGCTTTTAAGACTATGACAAAGAAAAAAGTACACATACTCTACGGAAAAATGACAGAAGAAGAGCTGATTAACTTGCATAAAGTTAAAAGAGAGGCGAGAATATATGGAGGGGGCGAAGAATTAAAAGAAATAGAGGCAGAATTAGAGAGACGTAGACTAAGAAGGCTAGAAAAAAAGAACCCAGAGGAGTATAAAAAGAGAATGTTAGAAAAACCAGAGGACAATAACGTAAAAGTTCCTACATTTCGTGGACTCACAGCTATGCAAGAGAAGTTTTGCATGGAATTTGCAGGTCACGGCGACGAAGTTAAGGCATATTTAGCCGCAGGTTACCAACCAGACAAGAATGATGCACGAACTAGAGCCAAAGCTAGGGTAATCATGAAGAATGAAAAGGTTATGGAGCGAATCAAAGAGTATCAAGACGAAGCTGTAACTAAAATTACGTGGACAAAAGAAAAAGTTCTAGAAAGACTAGCTAAAGTTTACAATGAAGCTATGCAAGACAGTGATTTTACAAATGCTAACAAGTCAATGGAACATATTGCTAAACATTTAGGTATGTTTGTGGATAAAGTGGAGCAGACTGTAAAGACAACTGGCTTTGAGAGTGGTGATAAAAAGAAAGACGTAGAAAGACTTGTAAAGATTGCAGGTCTAAAAGTCGTATCGTCAAACGATGAACCTAAAAAGTAATGAATCTATAAGCGACGAAGATATTGAGAAGCTTCGTTACCTAGCTTTCCAAAATGTACGTGAGAACTTCTCTGGTTTCATAGAAGCCTTTGCCCCTAAACTTGTTGCTGACTTTAAAATGGGTAGACACATAGATGTTATCAGTAAAAAGCTACAACAAGTGGAACAAGGTGAAATCAAAAGACTAATGGTATTCCTACCACCTCGTAGTTCTAAATCTCTTATCTGTTCTAAACTATTTCCTGCGTGGTATCTTGGGCGCCACCCTAATCACGAGATATTGTCGGTATCACACAGTGATCAGTTAGCTTCTGACTTTGGTAGAAGTGTAAGAGATGTAGTGAATGACCCAGACTATCAATCAATATTCGAAGATGTAAAACTAAGATCCGATGTTAGGGCTGCTGGTAAATGGCAGACAAACAAAAACGGTGTATATGTGGCAGCTGGTGTACGAACACAGATAGCTGGTCGTGGTGCACACGTGGCTTTACTTGATGACGTAATGTCAGAGGAAGATGCATTCAGTGAAGCAGGCAGAAGATATATTAAAGAATGGTATCCAGCAGGTTTACGGACAAGACTTATGCCGAATGGCTCTATAGTTATTATTAACACTCGTTATCATGAAGATGATATCTGTGGTTGGTTATTATCAAACCAAGGCAATGATGAAGACAAATCATTAAACTGGGAAGTTATACGTATACCAGCATGGGTAGATGAAACAAGCAGTAAGATACTCAACTTACCAGTAGGTGATTCTTATTTTCCAGAATGGAAACCAAAAGAAATATTAAAGAATGATGAATTAGAAATACGTAGACATAATGGTTCACGATACTGGGAATCATTGTACATGCAGAACCCAGTACCAGATGAAGGTGGTATTCTTAAAAAGTCATGGTTTAGAATCTGGGATGAGGTTGATCCACCACATTGTGATTTTATAATACAAACTTTAGATACTGCATTCTCTACACGAACAACGGCAGACTTCAGTGTTATACAAACATGGGGTATCTTTGTTACCGTAGAAAAAGATAGTGATGGGGTTGAAAGAGATATTGGTAATTTAATATTACTAGGTAACATTCGTGGTCGATTTGAATATCCAGAGTTACGACAGAATGCACAAGATGCATATGAGGACCACCAACCAGACATGGTTATCATTGAGAAGAAAGCCAGTGGTCAAAGTTTAATACAAGATTTACGAAGGGCGGGTCTACCAGTTTTGGAATACACCCCAGATCGTGATAAAGTAGCTAGAGCCTACGCTGCTTCACCATTACTAGAAGCAGGAAGAGTTTGGCTACCAAATAAAATATGGGCGCAGACATTATTTGATGAAGCAATTAGTTTCCCAAATGCGGCTCATGATGACCAAGTAGATGCTATGGTCATGGCAGTACACTATATGAAAGATTCTTGGCACTTGCAACATCCCCATGATCCGTATTATAGTGATAGTGATAATACTTATAAAAAAAATAAGGCAACCTATTGGAAGGTATCTAATTAATTATGGCAATAGAGAAAAACCCAGACGATATATCAACACCAATTGAAGTAGCAAAAGAGAAGGTTAATGCTCAGTCTCAAGCACTCGGTGTTGATGTAAACATTGATGAAGAACAAGAAGAAGACTTAGCAGTTAACGTAGACCCAACAACTGGTGAAGTTGAAATGGCTTTGAATGAAGATAGTGGTAAGGTATTAGCCTCTATCAGTGAAGACTTCTATATGAATCTTGCAGACTTAATGGAAGAAGAAGATTTAGAAGACATAGCTCAAACAGTTATGGATAACTATACGGCTGATAAAGATTCACGAGAAGAGTGGGAGCAGACATTTGAACGAGGCTTTGATTTACTTGGTCTTAAACTAGAAGAAACAACAGAACCATTTGATGGTGCATGCACAGCAACACATCCATTGATTATTGAGAATGCAGTTAAGTTCCAATCAAAAGCATCACAAGAATTATTTCCAAGCAAAGGTCCAGTTAAAACTCAAGTGGTAGGAGCACCTACACCAGAGAAAGAAAAACAAGCGCAACGTGTAAAAGATTTCATGAACTATCAACTCACCGAAGAGATGCCAGAATATTTCGATGAGTTTGAAAAGATGTTATTTCACCTACCATTAATTGGTACGGCTGTTAAAAAAGTTTATTACGATGAAACATTAGGACGACCTATATCAGAGTTCATACCTATTGATCAGTTTCACGTATCTAATTTAGTATCCGATCTTCGTCGTGCCGATCGTTACTCACATATTATCTATCGTTCTGAAAATGATTTACGAAAAGATATGGACGCAGGTATGTATCGAGAAACGGATCTTGGAGATCCAGAGCAAACAGATAGAGGTAACATTACATCTAAAGCAGAACAGATCATGGGACTATCGGCATATGATGAGAACCCATATGATCCAAGCTATGTATTAATTGAACAACATTTATATTTAGATTTACCAGAACCATTCAACAGTCCAACTGGTGTAGCCTATCCATACATTGTTACAATAGATAAAAGTTCTAAGAAGGTTCTTAGTATTCGTCGTAACTGGAATGATGGTGATCCACGATTTGTAAAAAGAGAACACTTTGTTAGTTACAAGTTTGTACCAGGTTTTGGATTTTATGGATTAGGATTAATTCATTTCCTTGGTAATCTTACAATGTCGGCAACGGCAGCAATGAGAGCATTGATTGATGCAGGTCAGTTCTCTAATTTACCAGGTGGTTTTAAAGCCAGAGGTGTTAGAGTTGTCGGCGATAATTCTCCGATAATGCCGGGGGAGTTTCGTGATGTTGAGTCAACGGGTTTAGACTTGGGCAAGTCCATAGTTCCTCTTCCGTATAAAGAACCGTCTCAGACTCTCTATCAGATGTTAGGCTTTGTAGCCACTGCTGGCCAGAAATTTGCTGACACGACAGATCAAGTAGTGTCCGATGCAACGAACTATGGTCCTGTTGGCACGACATTAGCATTATTAGAAGCATCAGGTAAGTTCTTTTCAGCAATTCACAAACGACTCCACAAGTCTCAAAGAGACGAGTTTAAAATATTAGCTAGAATAAACAATGAGTTTTTACCGACTGCTTATCCTTATGATATTATAGGACAGTCTGCCGAAGTATTCAAGCAAGATTTTGATGGCCGTATCGACGTACTTCCTGTTAGTGATCCGAACATCCCATCGAACTCACATAGATTAGCGCAAGCACAACTGATGTTACAGTTGGCTTCACAATCACCTCCGGGAACTTTCAATATGCCAGAGGTAAACAAAGCGGTTCTTGCCGCAGCTAACGTCGATAATCCAGAGCGATTCATGAATGCGCCTCAACAGGCGATCCAACAAGATCCTCTCGCCGATATCATGTCGGCTACACGTGGACAGCCGATCAAAGCATTTCCAGGACAAGACCACAATGCTCACATCGCCGTGAAGACCGCATACTTGCAAGACCCGCTCAATGGTGCCAACCCGATTATGAAACAGGTAGAACCGATACTAATGGCTAACGTCAGAGAACATATGGTTCTACGATTCCAAGAACAAATGGGTGGACTAATGAAAGCGCAAGAGGGTCAAGTAGACCAAGGCGCTAGTCTAACTGCAATCATGTCAGAAAGTGCACAACAGATACTGCAAGCAAATCAGTTAGCAGCGCAAGGTGGACTAGATAGTATAGAGCAACAAAATTTAAATATCCAAAAACAAGCTATGATGAATAGAAAAGAACGTGAGGATAAAGAACTTGCTCTAGAAGAGAAGAAGATTAATATAGATGCCATGGTTGAAGCAGCTAAGATTGAAGAAAACAAAAAAGAAAAAAACGATAATCTTACAGCTAAAGTGGTAATGGATCTTTTAAAAATAGTTGACAAACAAAAACTTCAACAAGGGGGAGTCGTTGTACAACAACCGGGTGCAGCCGAGTCCTTTAAACAAGCTGCCGATTTAGCAGTGAAGGAACCAATATCTCAACCAAAAAACTTTTTAGAACAAGCTTTCGAAGCTCAAGGAATAGATCCTCAACGAGCTTATAAAGAAAGAATGGCTCAAGAGCAGATGGCTCAAGAACAAGCTATGATACCTACAGAACCAAAAGAAGTGGTAGAGACTGAAGAGGAGATAGCTAAGATATCTGAAATAGAAAAACAAGAAAAGGAGTTAGATATTATGAAACAACTTAGAGAATTTGGTGAGCTAACATACAATCAAGAGATTGGACCAAACAGTACCAAACCACATCATCCTACACCTACAAGTGGAGTAACGATTGGTTTAGGATATGACATGAAAGAAAAGACAGCCGAACAGATTATGAATGATTTAGTAGATGTCGGAGTTGAAGAAGATAAAGCTAAAACATTATCTGAAGCTGCGGGTCTATCTGGTAAAGAAGCAACGGCATTTACAAAAGCAAATAAAAGTCTAGCTATAACAGATGAGCAACAAAACAAACTATTCACTAAAATATTTGCGCAGTCTATAAAACAAACTGAGAATGATTTAAGAGACATGGGTTATGACCCTAGTGCACTATCAGAAAAAGAAATAGCTTTACTAGCAGACTACACATACAATGTTGGAACAATAAAAAAGTTTCCAAACTTTACAAAAGCGATAGTCAATAAAGACTATGAAAAAGCTAAAGAAGAATATGAAAGAGAATCTGGTGGTAAAAAATTAACACGTAGAAATAAAGCAACTCTTTCATTTATTAATGATCTAGAGAAAAGTCAAATTGCATAATATATCTCAACACGGTGTGGTCATTCCAGATCCCACCGTTTGTTTTGGTGACATTGAATATGAACCCAATACAAACGAGTACCCTATTGTTTACGATAAACTTAAAAATAGTTTATTAGATAATAATATTAAATTATTTAGTAATTCAATTATTGAACTTCACAAAGAATTAAAATCAGATGAGCAAGTTCAAAAACAACTAGAAGCTGCAATAAAAGGTTTCGCACTCAAAGATAAATATAAAAATATAAAGTATAGTGGTCCTAAAACATTTGATGACTTAGGATATTATGCAACCACGATAGATATAGATCCACTTGTTAAATGTTTAGAAAAAGATATTGATGATCTAAAACAAAGAGATCCAATTAGAAACACACGAGTTCAAGATAAGATAATAAACCTACCTCATAATCATGAGATACATAAAAAAATAAATACAATATATTCTAAACTTAATATCACTAAGAATACGTATGAGATTACAGATATTAACTTACACATCAGTGATGCTAACGATACATTCAACGAATACTTTCAAACAGACCAACGTAAGAAACCAAAGAATAAACTGTATACATTACATATAGATCCTAAGTATAGTTATATAAAAACTATTATATATTTAAACGAAGTTAAAAATAACAATGGACCTTTTGCCTATGTTCCAGAAAGTCATAGATGGCATTTCGATGAAGTTGAAATGTTATTCTGTAAGAGTAATCAGTTAGTAAATACACTGTCAAACTCAAGCCAACGAAAATCAAATGCTTCACTACCAATATGGGCACGTAAGAATTCATACTTTTCTAGACAGTTACTTGACGGTGCGCATACAAGCGAAACTGTATATTCTCAATTAAAACACTTTACAACTGATGAAACTAATTTTATATTATTTGAACCGAACCATGGTTGGCATAGAGGAACTCATGTTGAAGATGGTAAACGTATAGCACTACAAGTGATAATGAAACCAAATGAACTTAACTGATAAACTTTCTGACGAG